TGCCTTCGAACAGGCGCATAAACTCGCGGAAGGTCTTCGTACCGCCGAAGCCTCGGAGGCAGCTCGCCTCATCAAGGCTGATGACGTCGAACAGGTTGACGTCGAGGCGGCCATCCCTGATGGATTCGTAGTTGGTAAGAAAAATGTCAACGCCATCGGCCGCCAGAACTTCCTCGGTGAACCGGACGAAACGCGGAGGTAGTTCCCAGCCGAGGAGCTCGATCGCATCGTGCTTGAACTCCTGGCGCACCCCGAGGGGCGTCACGATCAGCGAACGGCCCTTACCAAGATGCTTGAGAACCAGCCGGCAGATCTCGAGCTGCTGAACGCTCTTGCCCAGGCCGAAGGCTTCGAAGAGAGCGCGCTGTCCCCCGCGGAGCGCCCACCTTACGCCGTCCCTCTGGTGAGGCTTGAGAATCGGATTAATGTCTTCGTCGGAGACAGCAAAGCCAGACTCGTGCTCCAAGTTGATCTTGTTACGCAAGAACTCCTGGTAGTCGTCAGTCGCAATCTTCTTCTGGCGTTTGTTGTCTCGCCTCAAGCTAATCTCCGCTTCCCTTTCTCGAGATACCTCATCGCGAACCAATGACTGCTGACTGAGCCCACAATGGTGCAGGCCGTGTAGAACACTCCTAGACCGATCGCTTTGCCGACGTCCGCTGTCTTGATCGCGTCGACGATGGAGCCGATCAGAATGAACTGCGAGACGAACCAGACGCCGTTGGAGAACACGGCGGCCAGCGCGTGATAGCCGAGGCTGCCGCTGTTGCGCGCGCGACTCACAAGGGTAAAGCTAAAGTTCTGGCCGATGAGGAGGACGGCCCAGAGTGCCCACGTCATGCGGATGCCTCCCCGCTGAAGAGAGCCCACGTCCTTGGAAACTCCGTTGCGATTATCGAACCGACCGCGTTCGCGAATTGGCGGATCTCCCACTGAGCGTCGGGATGCGTTCGCAGGGTAAGGAAGGCAAGCCAGTTCCGTAGGTTTGCCGACGCCCTCATCCGCGAATACCGGCCTACCGGGAGGATGATCCGCGCGAGTTCTTTGGGAATGCCAGCAGTCAGTCCAAATTCGTAGAGCTGCTGAAGCGTGTAGTATGCCCACTCAACTTTTGCAAGCCATCGCATCGCACTTTCATCCCCAGATGGCTCGACCATTCCCTCTGCTTGCCGGTTCCCTTTCTGAGTCATGAAGCAGCGCTCCTCGGTGGGCACGTAGTTCAGATCCGGCAGAGGAGCGTACCGGGCACTCATCTCGTTGTAGCTTTGGGTCCGATGCCTGTGCCACTCGCGGAAGACGAAGATCGGGGCCTGGACTTCGATCACCATCCCGGCAAACTCGAACGGGGTCGAGTGCCGGTTTGAGTACATAAACCTCAGCAGCTTCTCGTCCTGCTCCCAGCCGCGAAAGCTACCTTGCGTACTCTGACGGGCCGCTTCAATGATCCCGGCTTCTGGAAGGTTGGCATCTCCCTGGCCCCAACTTTCGATGTGGCGAATGTAGCCGTGATCGAGAACCTCAATCTGGTTTTGCATTTTGTTCCTCGATTGCTTGGCGTAAGTACACGCAGAGATCGAGCGCCTCCTGATAGGCATCGACCAGCGCGTTCCGTCCGTTATGGGCCTGCAGCGGAGTGCCGTACTTGGCGATCCCGACCTTGTTCCGCTGCTGCATATCCTCAATGACAAGCTCCCAGATCGGGCGACTGTCGTTGGGTACCGGGTCCGCTTCAGGACTGCTGAGGCTCCTACCTTCCATAGAGCTCCTTCCTCACCCTCAATTCGACTCCCCTCATCGCCCATCGTTCTTGCGCGGGAATCTCATAAGGCGGCGCCGGTCCCATGTTGAAGAGCAGCGAGCGCGCCTGGCGGATTTGATTGAGCAGCGGCCGATTGAAGCTCTCGCTGGGGCTGCCGGCGGAATCACCGCGGAGCTGCGGGTCCGTTCGTTTGCGATGTGCCTGCACGGCGAGGCGCGCAAGCTGTCTTGCTGTTGGTGTCTTCAGTGTCATTTGGTAGTCACCTCGCTCATTTCCTCCATCGCGATCTGAAAGCCTGCCGGTGGTAGAAACCAGAGCGATGCTTGGAATCGCGCCTCAGCTTCGCCGGTTCCCCTCAGGTCGCATGCTTCACCGATCGCCTGCTGCTCGGTCCCTCTTAATCGCCTACGCAGATGAAAAGCCTTACCCGTCCATTCTTCCCACTCACCCGCAAGGGGATTCCCCACTCCTTCCAGTGCCCGGTGAACTACGCCTCTCAATATCCGACTAGGCACTTCGAGTAACCCGCCTGATGCGCTCGCGTGCCAGACCGGCCCGCCGTAACCTTCCTCGATTCACTCATAGCCAGAGTTCACCGTGATGATCAGACTGCAGCCCTCGTCGCTCAGGTGATGGAAGTTGGGGTTCATCGTCTCAAAGGCGAATCGACAGTGATTCTCAATCGCGATGCGTTGCTGCCTGTTCATCTTGCGCCCTCCACGGCGATCGTTCTTCTCGCCGGCACACATCGGAGACCAACCTTCTTCCATTGCCGCCTTCCGCGCTCAGTGCTGATCTGGGAAGCCCAACAGTCGTGTCGATTGCTCGCAAAGCTTTGCACCTGTACGGTGCCGTCCGGCCACTGGAGAACGTATCCGAACTTAAGGACTCTCCCGTCGCGATTGAACTCTTTCATCTTGCGACCTCCGGAAAGAACGAACTCAGCACGCGCTCAAAGTTGTCAGGCTGGTCCATATCAAAGCGCCCGGTTTCTTCGGCGTTACAGGCGACCACCCCGCAGTAGCAATCGAACGTGCCGCAGTCGATGCACCACGTTGGCGGATCGGAATGCTGTAGGCGATGCTCTTTCACTTTGAAGCCTCCGGTCCGAAGCAGTGATCGGGGACGTCAAAAAATCCCTGTCTGCCCACATAGGGGATCGGCCTCTTGAATGCGACAGGATTCTGGAAGACCCATCCAAAACGACCGGGATAGAAGTCGCCGAGCTGTCTCTCTGTCCACTCAAACAGTTCCTTGGGAGCCTCCAGCAAGGGCCAGTGGGGAGCGTCCAGCAAATCGGGCGCAATAGACTCGGTCGGCCGACAATCGACAAGATCCACCGTTCCTACGATCGCCCCGAATGGAAGGACATCGCGCAACCTATCGGGACCGCCCCACAGGATGTCGAAGAAAACGCCAATCCACGCCCCGTCGTTCTCGAAGTCGGAGAACTCTCGTGCAACCTTCCGCTTCGCCGCGTGGATCGCAAGCGGGCCGCGGTAGCCGGTCGACCAATGCCGTGTTTCGATCTTCTTCGAGCCGAGCGCGACGGCTGACGCCCAGGGCTGCCAGAGTGAAATAGCTCTCATTAGAACAGCTCCTCGGTGTATCTGAACCCCTGAAACCCGCGCCTCTTCACTGGCTCGGCAGGCCAGACAACCGGACCGGTTAGTACCGCGAGCCATTTCGGATGTCGCGTCGTGTCATCCCAACAATGCAGGCCGCCGATTGAGTCGCCACGCTCCCAACTGGCGATGTTTGCGCGGACTCGGATCTCTCCACCGACCAGGATGTAGCAATGCAGGACTTCAACGATTGGCTTCTGGTCGAAGGCGATGAGGACATATTTGCCCTCTTCTCCGCGCTCCATCTCTTTGAAGGCTCGCATCATTCGCCGATACGCTCGGGCTTTAGCCTTCTCCGCGTCGTCGCCAGTTCCACCGGCGCCGTAGTACGGAAGAGTGCGGATGATTCCCGTGGGTCGCTCCTTCATATCGTCAAATGCTCCTCGTTAAGCCACCACGTAATCAGGAAGGACAGCCGCCGCTCGGTGTAGGAATGTGAGCCGCGATAGACGATCTGGCCGATCACCATGGGGTCGACCTTAGCCGCGCGCGCCGGCAGCACGCCGATCTCATCGAAGATGTTCAGCGCGAGCGCCTTGCCGACATCATCAAGAACGGTGATCTTCGCGAACTTCAGAGGGAAGTCGACCTCTTGGAAAGCGTCAGCCCAGTAATACGTGGTCGTCTTCTCGTCTAT